CCTCTCAAAACATTTGCGTTAGATTGAATATCATCTCGAAGAGTCAATGTATTCGCGGCCATTTCACCTCTCAAAACATTTGCATTGGATTGGATATCATCTCGAAGAGTCAACGTGTTTGCGGCCATTTCGTCCCTTATAACCGTCAAGTTCGCGTCGAGATCAGTATCTTGGATAACATTTGATAAGAAGGAACCATCTCCTATGAAGCTATTCGCGGTCACATCACCATACACGCGCATTTGGATGAGATTGGACGCATCAGGTGTGATATATGTGTCCGACGCTGAGTTTTGTGTGTAACCTATGATATATTCATTACTAGATTCTATGTAAGACGCCGTGACGTTTGAACCTGGTCTAGTCATGATGAGACCCAAATCAAATACAAAATCACCATCCGTGTTATTTTCACCCAATTCGATAATCGCGTCCTTTACGCGAAGATTCTCACTTGAAATTGCGGTTGTTTCTCCAATGACGGTGAGGTTTCCTTCTACGTATACGTCGCCACCAACCGAAAGTTCATGTTGTGGATTTGTATTGGCTATACCGACATTAGACGTGGTCACAAACCCCGTTGTGTTGTTCGTAAATTGTATAGTTTCTGTGGTCGAGTTACCCACTTCAGATAATCCCTGAAAAGTCAATGTCTTCCCACTATCCACGACTTCATTGGTTGTAATATCATAACACATTGCATTGGAATTCATGGCCTCGTTTACACGGATTGGCGCCAGGTAAAATCCTTCCTGTGACGCCTCTATCACATTCGACGATGCATTAATTATTATGGTGTTTACAGCTTGTTCGTTTGGAACATGCTTACCTATCCTGACCCTCTCGGATCTATCGATAGTGCTAAGGTTTTTCACCATTTATATTAGAGGTCATTTTAATTTAACATACAACGGTCCATCCGGATTTTTTGTATACACACAACGCATCTTTTTCTGTATCATATACCATGAGACCTATCGCAGGGTTCTTTATGTCTTTTAGTGCAGATGTTTTCATTCTAGGTGGAAGAAACCCGCATGTATTCGATTCAAATGTAGCTATCGCAGAAGGATGACCTTTATTTGTTCCCACGGCTAATTTTCCATTACCATCTATGGTCGCACGTGGGATCATTTTACCATCGGTATCCCTGGTTTTAAAAACAATGCCACCCGTATTACCCGCGGTTGTACCATTATTCGATTTAGTATACGCATTTATTTCGGCAAAAGAATCCATTGTGAGTGACTTTATCTCACCCAGTCTCGATGTACGGATTGGAACACCTTCCACATGAAATCCATGCGCTGTGACACTTCCATGGGTTTTTATAGAAGTCTTGGTTTCGTTACAACACGAAAGCACGTGTGAAAGTGAAATATTTGAGATGAGTGCGCCGTCTCCTTCGAGTGGTGCGGATTCTAATGTAGACAAACGAGTTCGTAATTCTGGGAGATCGGATACACCTTCGAGTGTGTTTTCACATTGTTCCACACGAGTCTCAATTGGATCTATTTTCGTAAGTTCTGAATATACGTATTTAAATTTAGTGAGTTCATTTTTTATTGGATCTATATCACGTAATTTAATTATTTTCTTTTCAATGACACCAATTCTGTTTTCATTGGAGTGTATAATTGGAACGACCTCTTTTGTTTCATGAATGATAGGTGTTTGTTCGTCTATGAGCGCGACTCTTTCTTCTATTTCAGTGACCCGTGGCTCCACGGATGAAATCCGTTCGTTATGTGATATACTCGAAGAATCGAGTATATCTAGTCTTTTTTCGCATACACCTATGCTCGGTAAACGTTTTTCTATTGTGATAACCCGTGGTTCCATGGATGAAATTCGTTCGTTGTGGGATACACTCGATTCTTCAAGTGGGTCAAATCGTTTTATGTGTTCATCCAATTTTAAGTTTGTCCTCTTGATAGAACGTTCTAGGGTGGGTTTTACTTTCTCAAGTGGATCAAATCGTGGTATATGTTTTTCCAATTCGGATATACGAACGTTGGATTGTTCAAGATCCACACTTTTAGAAACACCTGTAAGTGTCGTGCCATCCCCGTAAAACTGAGATGCGATCATTTTTCCATCAGAATGTATGTTACCTTTAGAGTGAACACTCTTGTCTACGTATATAGAACGACCTATGTGTATATCCTTGCTTACCTTCAATTCATTAAATGTAGGTGAATATCCATCAAAATCTTCTATTTGGCCAACCGTTATATTAGACAAAAGCCCACCATCCGCTTGTAATTTATCGCGAACATATAGATTCTCTACCACATCGCCTATGTCAACGTGTAAGTCGTATTGTACATTTGATAATAGACCGCCATCACCCACGAACTGCGAAGCTTTTACCGTTCCATCAAATGTGGTGTTTTTATTGACGTGTAACGCACCATCGGATTTATCGTGTATCATTCGTATCCCATGAATATCAACACCCACATTTTCATTTTCGGGGCAACCCTCTCCTATTGATAAAATGGGTGTATACACGTGGTCCTCATTAAGAGTTGTCATGTTTACAACTTCTAGGTTCTTGACCTGTAAATCGTCGATTTTTAGTGGTGTGCCACCAATTTCGACGACTTCTTTCGTGATCGTATCATACGCAAGTAAGTTCGATGCATTTGCATTACGTATAGGACTTATGTATAATCCGCTGTGTTTGATATCACGAATCTTGCTTTCTGAAGCATTAAACACAATGGAATTTTTAGGTTGTTCGGAGTCCGATAATCTCCCTAACCGAACCATGTCGGTGGGTTGGTTTATACCGGAGTTCTTTACCATTTAATATACCATTGTATTTTAATTTGCGTATAGTAAACCTGCCATGCCGTTTTCAACGCGTAATATGTTGTAATTGACCGCATAAATTGGGTCTGTTATCTTCATACTTTCGCTCATAATCTTTGCTGAGTCTAACCTACTAAAATTTAGCGTACCTGTGGGCTGTAGAGAGCTTGTGAGAAGACAGAAGCAATATAAAAAGAAATCTGGGGAAGTCACATAGTTTGTATGATAATACGCCATTACGTCTATATAATGCGTTTTAGCCCATTTATAATTACCTATATCAAGTCCATTTATGTTTAGCTTTACTTTGTTTGAGACAGAAGTAAGTGCACCATTTGAAGTTGTATCTGTACACACCAGATATTTCACGGGATGGTTAAATATCAATTCCTGATCCTGTTCTCCGGATGGAATATTTTTTTGAACTTGTGTGATGAGCATTTCGTGATTTCTGGATACTATATTACCGCGTTCTTCGTTGTCCAAGTAATAATAATTTGCGTATACTTCGTAATTGTAACTCATCACATTTTTCCAATAAAATCTCAATTCAACTTCGTGATAATGTAATGCAACTAATGGCAAAGCTGATTGTGGACCTTCACAGAAGAAGAACCTAAGGGGGTAAAAATACGATTTAGAGTTGATACCCGGGTGTGGACCATTGGAACTCTTAGAAACGTTCTGTGCGAATGTATCAATTGCGATTTTTTCGGTAAATATAGAATCTTGTGAATCTACCATGTGACCACCTATGTATAATTCGACTTTGTCTATAATTTGCGTCCAATCGGATGGATCGACAGCTTCGGTTCCATCATCTACTGCTATGTACACGTGCCCGAGCATGTCACCCGTTTTTTCAAATTTAATTGACGTCATGGAATCATTTGATACGTTACCGCGCATCAATTGCTTTTCCACGGATTGCGAAAAATTTGAATGTCGTTTAAATGTCGATGAGAAAAATGATATCTCTGGGTCACCCATGATGTGTTTATCTTGGGCGCCAACCGCGATGAGTTGTACGACTCCCGTCGACATTTATAATAACGAAAGGTTAAAAATATATCTATCTTACGCCCTGATTAAATAAATGGTAAATTCTTATTCTTGCACACAAATTTGAAAATCATAAAGTTGTCTATGGCGCTATTTATAGTGGCACCATCTTCATCTCTGAGTGTACACGTGAGACGGTCGAGTTTTCTTATGGGTGTGGTGTATTGTGATTCAACATCATAATCATCTTTGAAAATGATTGGATTTGAACCAGACTGAATTATAGTACCAAATCCCCTGTTAAGATTCGACATAGACGCCTGCCCACCGAACACGTTTGTTGTTCGCTGTGAGTAATTCGTGTTGAGTTCATCTACCGAAACGTGGCACACATTAGAAGAAGGTGCGTCGATTCGCGCGGCTATGAGCTTCGCGTGAACTATATTTTCAAGTGACTGCGTAAGGTGAACCGTAAATGTATTTTTGTTAGATTGACCAATGGTATCAACCGTTATGGTGTGATACTCGTAATCAAAATCAGGCACAGCTGGACGAGTTGTATTCACCGTATTCATTACTTATAAGTTAGATTAAAGATCCGCCAATTCCACCAATAATCTTCGCATCGGCGCTGTCCTTGACGAATTTTTGGTCACCACAAATTCCACCTGGTGTCAAAGCCTTGGTGTAGTACGCAGATTCTGGGGATCCTGGGGCACACTCAATCTTGTGCTCCAGGTCAAAGATGGAAGTAGGTCCAGCTTCTTCGGACGTCTCGAGGTTGACTGGTCTGGGCTGGTACATGCTTCTGCGTGGTCTCACCATCATGAGAACACACAACAAGAGGAAAACCACGGCGATCGTCTTGAGGGTATTTCGGTTCGTGGAGTTAAGCTTCATTTATTATGTAGCCAATATTTTTTATATTAAGTGCGTTAAAGAAATTGGATTAGTTTCAAAGTACAGAGTAATGGACGGTGAAATTACACTTGACCGAAGTCGTGGGAATGTACTGAAGCTTGACGATAATGAACAGGCTCTCATGGACGAAATAGAAATAGAAGTTCCACGTCCTCGTACGTCTCTACCAAAACCCACTGTGTATAAACCTGTCACTCGACCCCCACCCATGGAAAATTCCATGCAGGAAGACATAGATGCCTTTGCGAATCCAACGAAGCAGTCTGCACCACCACAGTATCAGGAAGACCCTGTTGACTATGGCGAATATGACCAAGAGGAAGAACAGCAGCCATATATCCAAGGTGACTATGCCATACAAGAAGAAGAGAGACCATCGCCTGGATACAAGTCCATAGACGAAGAAAAGGCGGATCTGGTAAACAAGCTCGGTCGTCTTGAAAAGAAGGGATTCACTGTAAACAAAAGACTTAACGCATATTCTGGCATTGACGATTTACGAACGGAGGTGAGGAGAATTACCTATAGTATAGATGTTGAGAAGTCTATTAAATTCTCTCGTAGAATGCTTATTGCGTGTTGTACAGGATTAGAGTTCCTTAACAAGAAATATAATCCATTCGAAATCCAGCTCGATGGATGGTCGGAGAATGTGATGGAATCGGTGGATGATTACGATGAAGTGTTCGAGGAACTTTACGTTAAGTATAGGTCTAAGGTTGCGGTTGCCCCAGAAATAAAACTCATTATGATGCTTGGTGGTTCTGCGATGATGTTCCACTTGACGAACAGTATGTTCAAATCTGTGATGCCTAATATGAATGATATTTTGAAGCAAAATCCAGGACTTGTGCAAAACATGGTTGACGCCGTGAAGAACACGACACCTAGAAACACGGAGGCTCCAGCGGGCGAACAACCAGGTGAGGAAAGATACGAAATGAAGGGACCTGGGGTTGACATTTCGAGCTTGATGGGCAATATCATGATGCCTCCGGTTCCTCCTATGTCGACTACCGCACCACAGCCAATTCCAAACATTGACCCAGACGATGACGATGATGCGATCTCCGATATTGTCGATGCACCAGAAGACGTCGAAGAAGATAGTGATGTGAAGGAGGTGAAGGTGTCTACCACGAAGGGTAAACGTGGTCGTAAGAAGAAGTCCGTCGAAATAAATTTGTAGATATAGTATAAATGATAGGGTACTGCCCCATCGAGGAAGAGCCACCAGTGCGGCTTCCTCCCCGGGTACGCGGGCCTCCCCGGAAACCCGAGGCGGATAAAAGGAGAGAGGACACAGAAACGAACTATGTCGTTTTGTTCTTTATCGCGGGCGTTCTTACACTCGCCGCGATGGATTCTGTTAAAAAGTAAATGTATTTCATTTTACCAGTCGCATGTAATGTGAATGGTAAAAGGAAGATTAGTCTATTTTTCAAGTTGTTCGACCATTTCTCGAAGTTCGTTAATCGCACCAACGGCGTACGGTATTATGCAATGATAATCAAGTTGAGCTACATTTGCACCCCAATCATCGTATGATGGTTCGTTTTTAGTTTCATTGGGTGGCGTGACATTCTGATATTACACTACAAATTTATCATGCATTTTCCAAGCGAAAAAACGTCGGGTTCTTCTTCTTTCATCTTCGGCATCTTGAAACCACCCTGTTTGTATACACGGAGTCGTTTATTATACATGGCGTGACACACAGACCATTGGTCAAATATGTCGTATATGTTAGGGTTATTCTTCTTACCTTTTGTTTCCCTCATGATGCGACCTATTGATTGGACGATATCTGATTTAGGTGTCGCAAGAATGACCGTATCCAGAGAAGGTATATCCAAACCCTCGTGCGCTTGGCTAAAAGTGGCAAAAATTATCTTTTTTGTACTCGATTCCGCGAGATCGGCTTCTTTCATACCACCCATGTAGAGACCTGACCTTTTTGGGAAACATTGATGAAGCATCATGCAGTGTTGGCGTCTATCACTTAACACGAGGGTTTGTCTCGTGGATTTCGCGATACGACTAATCAGTCCCACGAGCATAGAGTTTCGTTCCCTATTCTCCGTGAGTTCCGTAATCATCGTGGACAGGGACAGCTTACCGAATCTCGTACATGGCGGTGGATCCCTGAATCTCTGACACTCAAATTCGATGGGAAATACCTCCACGTCTTGTTGGTTTTCTCGTTCTACAGCAAAAAACGTTGGTCCCATGAACCAGTGAAGAACCTTCGTAAGCCCATCTTTTCTATTTGGGGTCGCAGATAGACCAAATATGTGTTTTGGGCACATTTTAAACAGGGATTGGCTAAACACCTTTGCGCATATGTGATGGGCTTCATCGACGATGAGTGTTCCTATGCTATCAAAATCACCGAATG